GATCTGTTCCTGGTAAACAATCTGACCATACGTGCTATCGCAGATCTCGCCCATCGCCGGATGGAGTTGGTCAGGTTCTTTCCGGCCCCATTTGATGTCAATGTAATCATTAGCGGCGCCATTATGCAGAGGACCAGGACGACCCAAAGCTGTGACGTCGTAGACATGCTTGAAGTGATCCGGCTGAAGTGCACCGTTGACGTAGCGGCAAGCGCGACCGTCGAACTGGAAGATGCCAACGACATCGTTCTCCTTGAATCCTAGGATGACGGCGGGATCGTCGAGTGGCATGTTGTAGAGCGTGTCGAGATCCCAGCCCATTTCCTTGCGCATATGGTCTAGTGCCTCGATCGTGCTCAGGCCGAGCGCGTCTATCTTGAGGAGTCCCTTTGCTTCTGCGTCGTACTTATCCATGCTAATGACCTGACGCGTCTCACCCTTGACTTTGCGCTCGTAAATAGCGGCCACATCCGTGATGGGACCAGTAGAAATGACCATTCCCGCCGCATGGACTCCAAATCCAGCGTAGTTGCCCTCAAGGTCAAGTGAAGCTCCAAGATCCGGATATCTCTCAAAAACCTCGCGTGCCTGCGGGAACTGCTCAGCCGTGTCTTCCACCGTGGCGCTGGCGCGGAGGTCGCCTGATGACCGTTCGATGAGAACATCTTTGATCTTCTGTATCTCCCAGTCGGGGACATGGTACACCCTGGCCGCCGCGTCCAGGCTGTTCTTTCCTTTGAAGCGTGTGAAGGTGCCGATCGTGCTGACCTTGCCCGTGCCGTACTTCTGCTCCATGTACTGCCAGATATCGTTACGGCGGTCGCTGCTGAAGTCAATGTCCACGTCGGGCAGGTCCTGGCGGGTGACGTCGATGAACCGCTCGAAGACCAGGTCAGGGTACTTCATGGGGTCAACCTCGGTGATGCGGAGCAGCCAGCAGATGAGCGAGCCTGCGGCGCTACCGCGTGCGGGTCCTACCGCGATGTCGTGATCCTTCGCCCAGCGCACCATATCGCTAATGACGAGGAAGTAGTCGATGAAGTCTTTGCCCTCGATGACTTCCATCTCGTGCTTGAGCCGCGCTTTGTATGCAGACAGCTGCGGCTCGGACAGCTTGTTACACCGGCGGTACCGCCACCCGTCCAGGATCCAGTCCCGCCAAACCTGTAGTGCGGTGTCGTACTGAGCAGGAAGTGGGAACCGCACCATCTCGAGCGATGGGAGCTCAACCGTACAACGGTCGGCTACTTCCCGCGTGGTAAGGATCGCGCGTATGGCTTGCCGCTTGGTGAGTCCGGTACCCATCAGCTTCCGCACGATCATCTGATCCGTCCATGGCGGACAGAGGTTGGCTGAGTAACCCCACTCGCGAGCCATGTCTTCCAGGCTGCGCTTCTCGCCTGGCCGTAGGTTGTGCAGGATCTGCTGCATCTCTTTCTCTTCCGGCACCGTGTAGTGGCAGTCGAATGTCACCACGTATGGTATGTGTAGCTCCTCCGCAATACGCACAAGCATAGGATTTGCTTGCCGAGTCTTCTCAAGTTCCGGAAACGCCTGTAGCTCGATGTAATAGGCATCGCCGAACGTGCGAAGATATTGAGAAGCGAGGCGTCGCGCTCGTCCAAAGGAAGCGTCAGCCTCAGCCACGTGTTTCCCTCCCACGGCGGCTGTAGAAAGTGCAGAGCCTTGACATCCACTAAGTATGACCAACCCGCGCTTATGAGCCGCAAGCATTCGTCCGTCTGCCGTTGGCTCATAGTAGTAACCTCTTGAATATGTATCAGAAACGAGGCGGAGCAGATTGCGATATCCCTCCGCGTGTTCGGCCAGAATGGTAAGGTGATTCTTTCTTTGTGTAGCCTGTTCACCTAGCTCTCCCGTGTAGAGTTCAACTCCGAAGAGCGGCTTGACTCCATTCTTGCGGGCTGCCGACTCAAGCTGGACATGCGAAGAGATATTTCCATGCTCGGTAGCCGCAAGTGCAGTGAGGCCAATCTCTCCTGCCCGCCTGCAATGCGCAGACGGCAGAGCGTAGCCGTCACCGTAACTGAACGTCGTGTGGTGGTGAAGTGAGGCAAACGTCATCTCCCTCGTGCGTTGAGGAAGACGAGCCGTCCGCTTCACCTTCCGGTGGATGATGGGCGTGTGGTGCCCGTGCCCGTCGCGGTGGACGGGCACATGGACACTCAGGAACTCGTGTTCCCTCTCACGCTTCGCCATCAGGTCGTACCCTCGGCGATCCTGATTGCGAAGTTCGCGTAGTTGATGATGTCGGCGAACTCCTCGACCATGTTGGCAATCACGTCTGCCCGCATGGGCTCGGTCAAAGATCCAGCGAGCAGATCCAGCGCGTTGAGAGCTCTGTCAATCTTCGTCCGAATCTGGACGGCCTGATCTCGACAGGAGTACTGCTTCCAGAGCGCGTTCCGCAGTCTCTCACGGTCAACGTGTACTTCCCACGCCATGCGTGTGACGCGCATGTAGTCGTGTGCGTCCTCTTCCGAGAGCGCGCCCCTGGTGTCATAGGTCTCCTCGATGAGTGTCATGAGTGTGCCTTCATTACGTCTTTCGCTCCCTTGTACACATCGTGTAGAAGGACCCCATGCTCCCACCGTGCCCATCTGCCGAGCCGGTGGATGCTGGGCCAACAGTCGCAGTCATTCCCTACCGCCTTGAGTCCCATCTTCCATGTGGGGTCGTTCTCGTCATAGTCAGGCGGCTCGGTCGCGTACTCGATCGAACAGATGCCGCCGATGATGGACCAGCGGTACCACGGATCGTGCGCGTACCCGTTGTAGATGAAGATATCCTTCTCCGCATCCAGCGGAGGCGCTTCGATCGTGCGGATGTAGTATGGCGTGCTGGCGAAGTCATGCTCGTGCTGGCAGATCAGCGGCTGCGGTAGCGTAGAGATCGCGACATCGAACTCAGCCCCGATGTTGGTCAGCCCCGCGATGTTGCCAGAGAAGTCCGTGTCCAGGATCTTCCACTCGTAGCGTTCCCAGAGCGTGTCGTACACCAGCGGTAGGTTCCACGATGGGTACGCTTGCAGGTACCGCTCCCACGCGGTGTATCGGGCAGCGTCGCCGTACACCTTCTTGGCATATCCCTCAGCCGTGCCCAGCCGGACGTACTGTACATAGTTGTCCGGGTACACCGGGCTGATGCCGGGGATCGGCTCGTGTAGGTACATGGCGCCAGGTAGCACGCTCTTCTGTTTGATACTGAAGATGGCTACCTCAGCACCCTCGATCTCCTCGCAGGCGTGAGCCGCGATCAGCCCTGCTGGCCCACACCCAAGAATCGCAACATTCATATCTTGACCTCCCTGAGCAGAGAGTGAAGTGTGGGCTCAACGTAGATGTCCCCGAGGTAGCGGCGAATCATGCGCGCCTCGTAGAGCGTGTTGATGATGCCGTTAGCTTCATCCCTGGGTACGTTGAGAAGTTCCTCGAGATCCTGTCGGCGGAACTTCCCTTGGTTACGGAGATGCTTGGCAAGCAACGGCCGACCCTTGAGGTACTGCGCGATCTTCTTCTTGTTCTCCTCTGCCGCTAGTCTGTCAGCCAAGATCTCCTTGCTGCGCTCGCGGTACCCGAACGTGGGCATACCGTAGAGTACGTTCATGAACTGGCACGCTGTCCTGACGTGCTCAGGTCGCACGACTACCTTCTGATAGGACGGGTCAGTACTGAAGAGGCGCGCGGCTAGAGCTACTGCAACCCGCGCTATTTTTGTGCGAATGTTCGCCGCCTGTACTAACGGTGGGTCCTCTATGTACCGCTTGCCCATCTCATTCGCGAGGTCGAACACCAGCTGCTCCGAGCGCTGATCGAATACCACCTGCTCGGCAGTGCGTGTCCAGGCCCAGCGTAGAAGCGCATGACATGCCTCGGGCGTGTACTTCAGTTCACCGCCACCCACAGGCTGATTGATCGTCTCAGCGGCCACGTCTAGCGACGTACAGGCCATCGCGAGATCGAAGCGCGCTATGTCCTCCGCGTTACCGATGAGAGGCTTGATAGCGTCCACGCCATAGGTGTAGTGCTGCATCGTCGCGTTACGCGGATTGCCCATCCAGAGCAGCCGCGTGCGCGCCCATGTCGCCTCCTGCTGAATCTTGATGAGCTTCGCCTGCCCAGATGAACGGATGTCGCTCATGGCAGCGATCTCTTCCGGCGTCAGACCGCTGATCTCGTCTAGCACCACCAGGCGTCTATCGTTGATTGGCACAACGCCCCACGTGATGGCCCAATCGCGTCCTCCCATCTGCTGTAGGCCACCCACCACGCCTGCAAAGCTGGCAGCCTCACAGCTGATAAGCTCCCCGCCACCGTAATGACGTATCAGCCGCTCGGCTGCCAGGCTCTTGCCGGTGCGTGTATCACCGACGATGAGGCTATCTAGCCAGCCACGTGCAATCAGTTCACCCGCAAAGCTGAAGCTGAGGACGCTATGGAATGTCAGATCCATGAGCGCATGCATCTCCGGGCGTCCGTGGATCCTTGTGACGTGAGTGCTCAACGTCCGACTGATCTCGGCCAGCTTCTTGATCGGGTCACCTGGTGCCTGAAATCTCTTCATCAGCAGAATGCTAGCATCGTCTAGATTGAAACTGTCTACAGCGGTCTCGGTGTACGCGATCTCATGCGCCAAGAACTCCTTGCGCTGATTGTACGGGTTCGCATGCAGCGCGCCCACTACCGTAACGGTGTTGTTCGCCATCAGGTCATGACGTCCTACCGACGTGATGGTGATGCCCTTGTACTTTGCTGCATCCGGCGACGTGTCTGCACCGTCGGTGTAGTCCAGCGCCGGACGCGCGAAAAGTACGTCCACCGATTGCTGCTCCTCGTAGCCATGCTTTAGCCTGCCGCACTTGCCGCCGGGGATTCCGAACGCATCGTTGATCGCATAGGCGAGTCCTGGCTTTGTAGACTCAACCATGGAAAGAATGATCGGATCATCTGGCGCGATCTCGAGGTCAGCCTCACCGCTCATGGCGTTGAGAGGACAGCCCTGACATTTCGCGCCTGCATCTTGCGAGCAGAAGAGATGCACCTTGCGCGGCACGTTGTAGCCCGGCTCCTTGCGTCCCTTTAGCGTTACGACGATGCGCATGGGTGTTCCGGTGCGACTTGAGTCAAAGGTGTCCAGCACCGATACCGTCTCAATCTCAGCGGTAGCCTTACGACGTGCTCCCTTACGCGGGACGTACTGCTCCGCCTCGGACATCGCCAGCTTGAGCGCATCTGGCCCCTCGTCCGTGAGCAGGTCGGTGATGTCCTTACCGTGCTTCGCCAGCACCGGGTACGGCAGCTTGACGATGTAGACCTCCTGCGTGACTGGCAGCAGGCTGCGCGCGATCTTGTTGTTACCAGTCTGGCCCTCTTCGTCCATGTCCTGCGCGATGTATACACGCTTGCCCTTGAAGTGCGGACCCCAGCTGATGTCCCACTGGTTCTCGCCAGCCGTGCGCGTGATCGCGTTGAAGCCGTACTGTATGGCGAGCATGGCGTCCCATTCTCCCGCGACGATCAGAATCTCATATGGGTTAGCTTCCAGGCTGCTGAGCGGGTACAGGCGTGGCGGCTTGTTGTAGCCGGTCTCGCCCCAGATCTTGCGGCGTCCCTCAGCAGGGTTCGGATTGTAGTAACGGATGTTCGCTAGCTCGCCATCGCTATCGTACACCGGGATCGTGTAGTTACGGCCATCCTGGTAGCCGATCTGGAACTTGTTGATCGTGTCATCAGTCAGGCCACGGCGTTCGTGTAGCCACTGAAGAGCGCCGCGATTGCTCATCAATGCTGAATGCCACCCGTCCACCATGGCCTGGCTGATGACGCGAATCTTCTTGTCAGTAGGCTGACCGTTGAGGTTCACGTTACCGTTGTTCGCGTGACGTGGGTCGCCCCACTCAGCCCTGCGGCGGATGAGGGCAGTCACCGGCATGCCGCCACAGATGAAGCAGTAGTAGAGTCCTTTGTCCACGTTGAGGCTTGCCGAGCGCCGCTCGTCGCCGTGGAAAGGACAGTGCATGTTCCATTCGCGTGTACCATCAGCGTTCCGATGAGTCGGGGTCTCTCCCTCCAGGTACGGTTGAAGGTCTCGGATCTGTTTTTGCGTTACCTTAGCCATCAGGAGCAGAGGCCGCTGCAGGAGAAGCACCGGTCCTGCCCAAGAAAGAGAACAGCTTTGACTTCATGCGACTGAGTTCGATGGTGTATGACCACGGCTCGACCGTGCATGTACGGCTCTCGTAGCGGGTCAACATGTCAAAGAACTCATCCTCCCTACTCGCGGGTGGATCAAACAGCCACATCACCTTGGTGCTGTTCAGCCTCTTGAGCTCGTACTCGAAACCAGAGCAGACTAGCGTGGTCGCGAGTGCGAGATCGTCAGTACCGAATGCTCCTCCTGCTACGCCCATGGTCAGTCGAACGGGTTGGCTTCGTCGTCTTCGCGCAGCGCCTCGATGATCGTGTTCTTGAGACGCTCAGCAGCACCGCTGCCGCGCATGCGGGGCATGTCACCGAGGTTGCGATCCTCCCACTCCTTCTTCAGAGCGTCGATCTCCCAACTCTCGTAGTCATCGCCCTCACCGTCACCATCGCCGTCGCCCTCTGTCTCTTCCTCGTCGGCGGCATCGGCCACTGCGTTGTCTTCCTCACGCAGCGCCTTGATGAGCTTGTCGCGCTTGTTGCCACGACCGCCGGGGATGGTGGCACCCCGATCGTTGACCTCTGCTTCCAGATCCTCGTCGGCCCAGTCGTCGTAGCTGCCGACCTCCGGATCGTCCTCGCGCGAAGGGACAAAGCCGTCGGGGTAGCCGGTGTCCTCGGCTTCCTCGTCGTCTGTCTCGATCGCGTTGCTGCTGCCATTGCTGGCAGCCGTCTGTGACAACCCACCGACCTCGTCGCCGTCCTGTGACGGCATCAGCTTGCCGGCATCCGGCGCGTACTCGCCGTTGTACTCCCCGTGGTTGACCTTCACACGGATGACCTTGCCGACCTGCTTGGTGGGATCGAGCTTGCCCTTCTCCTTCAGCTGGCATGCCCTGATGAACTCGGCCAGCTTCCAGTCGGACTCCGGGCCCAGCCCGATGTACGTGAAGAGCCAGTCGTACTCGGCTCCCATGTCCAGCCCGACTCGGATGTCGTTTGCGGGCTGACCGTTTGCCTTCACCTCGCGCTGTTCGCACAACGCGATGCGGGCGACGCGCAGTCCCGTTGGGACTTTGACGCCGGTACCGCCACCGGATTCCTCGACGCCGGTGACGTCGTAGTCAATGAGCCTTGCCACTACTGCTCCCTTCTACCTCGTCGTGTAGCAGTCGCACCGCCACGCCGATTGCGCATGTCAGCGCCACCGCGCGCTGCCTCTACAGCCCGCATGATCTGCGGGATCGTCGGATCGTCTACATACCCATCCGGTAGGAACGCATCAAAGTGATCCTTGGCGTAGTACCGGCTGGACTCGGTGAAGTGGATCCGACGAATCTCTTTCTTGCCTTCATCAACCACTTCAAGGAAGCCGACCATGTTCATGTAGCCGCAGATCTTCTCGGGCATCTGACGCACCTGGATCCATGGACGCAGGACGTCACCACCCTCATCGTTGGTTGGGTGCGGTCCTTCCATCGGGTGAGCGGTGATCCCAAAATGGAACCGCCGGCACCCGATCATGTGCCGCACCCATTGCTGAATACGGTCAGCGTTCGTACCGTACTCAGGCTTGTCCTTGCCGCCTGTGGGTGAGATGTTCGGCTTGCTCGTTGGCCTACCGCTCTGATCAAGCACCCAGTTACGGCCAGGCTTGTTCCGCCACGCTGCTTCCCACACGTCGTCCAGCAGTACGTCCTGCGCGATGCTGATGCAGTCCCACCAGATCCACGTGTAGGGCATTGGATCGATATGCTGACACCACTCGAGAATCTGCAACATCTTCTCGTGCGTGTCGGCTACGATCTCGTGCGCACCGCTTGCTAGCGCGCGTGCCGGTATCAGGTCCATGCTGCTGCGAACTATCAGCGTGGGGTACTCGGCAGCGCCGGTCGCGATGAAGCTGGTCTTGCCGTTGCCTGGGCTCGCGTAGACCAGCATCCTGATCCACTCGGACTCGCCCAGCTGCGTGAAGTTCAGGTTTGGCGATGACGGTGCCTGTACCACCGACAGGTTCGCCTGCTGCCCCGAGGCTCGGACGAGATTTTGACCCCTACGTGGCATTAGGAGTCCCGTAGTCCGATTCGCTGCAGATAGAAATGCTGATCCAAGAGCCCATACGTCAAATCACCTATCTCCTCGCACGTTGTCGAGTGCGCCCTTGATCATCGCGGCACACCGCTGCGCGAGAACTGCGTTAGTTGTCCCTCCGTTGATGTATGGAGGCGGAGGGCTGAATGACCTACGCAGCGTCGCGACGCGGATATCGCGTGCCTCGTACTTGTCCATCAGTTCGGCGGGTGTTAGCTCGTTGATGTCCACGGCCAGGTCCATACAGACCTTGAACGCAACCGTCTGCCAAACATCGGACGTCTGCTCTTCGGGCTTGATGATACGGTAATGTTCTTCCATGTCACCTTCCTTCGTACACTTCGTGCTCGCTGTAGGGATCCCAGGCTTGCGTCGTCTGGCTCAGGAACGCGAGCCAGTCGTTGCCTGTCTCGTGTAGCTCGCAGGCATCGCGCATAGCGCACATCGGACAGGTGAACATACCTGGGTTCTTCGTCAGGGGCAGTTCGCCCGATCGGAATAGCTCAATGCGGCGGTAGTCGATCTCCGCGCGACGCATGACCTCGTTACGGTCGAACTCATCCCTGAAGATGGGCTTCCGCGCGAAGTAGGGTGACGGCTGCTTCTGGCTGACGCTGCCGTCCTTGTTCAGATACATCCGCTTGCCCTTGACGAACTGGCTAGGCCGCTCGTCAGGCATGGCCTTACGCATGATGTTGTACAACATTCCCGCGAGACGCTGTCGCGGCCCCAGTCGCGCCGCGTCCCGCAGGAACTGTACGCCGTATGACCAGTATGCGCCTGCTTGGTCATCCAGCACGAGGTGCGACCAGTTCTTGTCGCCGATACCGCTGGTCGTCTTGTGATCCGGGATCCAGATCTTCTTGTCGCGTCTGTCGCGCCAGAGACCGTCGATCACACCGGTGTAGTAGAACCATGGCACAACCCGGCTACCACCTACCGCGTCGGGATCGCGTACCTCGTGGGTGACAAGCACCTTGAATGGCATCTCGGTGGCGAGGACTTCGTAGCGGTCGTCGGCACCGTACTCGTCCACGTAGTTGTTCATCATGGCGATGCCTAGCTCACGGGCATTCTCCCACTTCTCCTCGACATCGCCATTGCCGACGCGCATACCGAAGATCTCTTCGTTCGCAGCCATGTCGGCTTCGTAGGCTGCCTCAAATGCGGTGGCCGGATGCTCGCCACGCTTCACGCCGGGAACGTACCAGGCAGCTAGCGCGCGGTGTACGAGGCTGCCGAAGCGCAGGGCTGGCGCGTCGGTGAAAGGCTTGAGCTTGTCATTGTAGGTGCGGTCCCACAGCCACTCGCACTTCTTGAGCGTAGTCCGCTCGCTTGTGCGGAGCATCGGCAACGAGTTTTGTTGTCGCGCACTTCTGCTGCTGCGTCCTCTTGGCATACCCGGTAGTGTCCTCCCTGATTTGTAGCGTTCTAGGCCGACCCGCCGACCTCGGAACTAGGAAGCCTACCGTAACCGGGACCGGCGCGCTAGTCCGATAAAGTCCGCTATTTACGGCCTTTTTCTGAGGAATAACGGATTCGCGCAAAGAAGAGATAACCTCCCACCAAAGACGTGGCAAATAGGACTAGTCGTGTGTCAGGACTTGACTCGCGCGTATAGCGCGAGGCCAGGTGCTAGGGTGAAAATCCTCTCGATCGCGCGTGCACGCTCGCGACCCATTTTCACTCCAGAGAAATCTTTGAAAGTTCCTCGCTCGCGCGTGCATGCGCGATCGAGAGGATGCACCGCAGTTAGTAGATAGGCCTCGCGTAGCGCGCTCGCGCGAGTCGACGGGATTCCTTATTTTTGGAGTCGGATAGTTTCAGCTGGATTTCCGACTTTTCTGAGATCTCTTTGACCTCGTAGTGACAGCGATTTTTGTGGGATGTCATGGTTTTAGCCACAAAAAAAAGACCCCCGCGACGATCACTCGTCACGGGGGTCGTAGGCTTCTAACAACCGTTCATCGAAGCTGAACCAGTCGTCTTCAGCTGGTTTTATCGGTTGCGACGGCGTTTCTTCAGCTGCCTCTACGTCTTCCGGCAGCCCTACAAACAGCACTTTCAGCACTTTCAGGACGAATGGTAGAAAGAACAACACTAGCGGAAGCTCTACCAACGTCTGAAGAGCACTCATGTGACCTTGGTGGCCACGTAGTTCGGGATGATGCTCCGATTGATGTAGCCACCAACGCTCTTCGCCCTTCGCAGGGCAGTCCATCGCTGGTATGACACGTTCTCGTACATGTAGATGTCACCGGACCGGAACTCGACGAAGACATGCTTCTTCGAGTCCCGGCCGATGGCGGCTACATTGGACGAATCCGGCGTCTGGTGCCAGCGAACCTTCAGGGCCGCAATAGCCATGGTTCCTCCTTGTACTACGGTACGGTTCTACTTCTCGTGTTGCTCTGCGTAGATGCTTCTGAAGCCATCTACGGCAGCCCATGCCTGCTCGTCCTCATAGTTCTCGGCGAGCGTATCGATCGCGGTCAGGAATGCCTCAAACGCCTCGTTCCGACGGCCATCATAACCGTACCGGCGGAACTCCTTGTTGAGCATGCTCTCCTCGGCTGAGGAGTGATTCATCGCATCCCTGTCCGCTGTCTTGACCTCAGCGATGTGGGTCCAAACCGCCACACCTGGAACCTGACTGGCTCGACGCCACGACTGTGAAGCGTTCTCAGACGTTGCCAGTTCCCAGCTGCTGTATGACTTCTCGATGTACAGGTGCTCGCCCATCTTCTCTGGCTCGTAGACCAGCATGTAGCGATCAACTGACGTGGCGAGATCGCTGCGGTCACCGAGCCAAAGCTCGATGACCACAGCCTCATACGCGGTGTTAGGCATCAGCACCCTGGAGACCTCCAGGACGTTGATGTTGTCCTTCTTCCCGAGAATGGTCATGACTTACCGTTCTTCTGGCTCTCGACGATGTTGGCCCTAAAGCCACGCCGACGATGGTCCAGGATGTCCCGGTTGATCTTGCCCTTCTCGATGTTGAGCTCTGCGATCTGTTGCTCGATCGTGTTCTTGGAGCGGTACACGTACACGCCGATCTGGTGCATGCGGCTGGTGTTGACTGCCCGGTCGGCCAACTGTTCCTGGTCGTCCGGTACCCACGTTTCGTCGAGGATGTGAACGTTCTCAACGAGGTCGAGGGTGATAGCAACACCACCAGCAGTCGTGGTCATCACGATGACGCGGGGATCATCCGCCATCCGCTTGCCGTCCTGACGGAACAGCATCTGGTTGACGGTACGATCCTCGTCCTTGGTGTCACCGGTGATCTTGACTGCCTTGATCCCCATGTGATTCAGATAGGCGTGAACCATGTCCGCGACTTCCTTGAACTGCGACGCGACGATCGCTAGAGACTCGCCCTCAGCATCGTCATCCTTGTCGTTACCAACGATACCCTGCTCTGCTAGACGCTCGATCAGCGCCGGCAGCTTGCCGGACTCGTTGGACGGGATGAGATGCTGGATGGTGCGTGTCCCGGTACCGAGACACCGAGGACAGGTCGTGCTGACTGTAACGTCATCACGCTCGTCCGCGATCTTCCCGGCACCCTTGCACGTTCCACACGTGACTGTCCGTTCCTCCATCTCTTCGACGTATGCGTCGGCGAAGACCTTCAACCGGGCATACTCAGCCAAGATGCCGATGGCGTTCAGCTGGAGCTCTTCGATGGTTGTCTCTGCTCTCGCAGCGAACTCCCGGTACTGCTTCTCTTGCTTGGGAGTCATGTCACACCACACGTCGATCCACTGTGCTGCCGGCAGCTGAGGCAGTACCTCAGACCGGAGACGGCGAACCACATATGGCGCCATGGCCCGGTAGAACTCATCCTCACGACCACGCTGGATCGTTCCGATGTCGCTACCATAGCCATTGTTGTTGACATCCAACCACGTCTTAGCCCATTGCCACTTCGACGTGTACTGCCTGGGGTAGATGAAGTTGAGGGCACCCCAGAGCTTGATGGGCTTGCCGCCCATCGGTGTACCTGACAGCGCGTAGCGTCGCTGTGCGTTGACTTCCTTCACAGCGAGCGCGAACTTGCTGTTGCTCTTGGGGTCCTTCTTGCCCGACGCACGCGGCAGACCGCTCTTGTGGAACTCATCGATGGTGAAGGACGCCCATCCATCCGGAAACTCAGCCGGATCCATGAACGGCTCTGCACCGTCGCGAACGGTCTGATACGTGCACACGAACCACACCGGCCACTCCTCATCGACGCACTTCCAGAACTCTTCGATGGCAGCAGCCCGAGTGGATTGTGACATCTCGCCGGAGTACGTGATGACCTCGTGCGGCTTCTCCAGCTTCGCCGTCCAGCGTTCAATCTCGAATCGCCAAACGGTGTTCAGGCTGGTCTTCGGCGCGCACACGAGGTGCGGGCCATCGCCCAGTCCTGCCTCGAAGACGGCTGCGATCGTCTCTGGTGTCTTCCCCAGCCTCTGCTGGTTCAGATTCAGAGCCGACGTAGCCGCGAGGAACTGTGTATCCGCACGCTGGTAGCCACGCAGCCACTCAGCGAGATCGGGCAATGTCTCGGAGATCTTCAGCTTCTCCACCGGCAGATCATCGATGGTGGATAGGTCGTGGAGCATGCGCTCCCGATCAACCGCTTCCTTGCCCCACTGCTTGAATGCCTTACCGAGAACGAGACTAGGTCCCATCCATTTGTTCAGCATCCTCGCAGAGTCGAGTGTGAGGGGAACGGTCCACATGGGACCACCCTCATTCGGAGGAACGTATCGAGCTCCAGGCACTTCCCTAATGCATGACACGAGGTCAGGGTCGTATCTGAAGTAGATCTCGATTTTGTCACCTGCGGCACTCATTTCCGCAAATGCCTTGTTCATGGTACTCCTCGTGTGGTAGTGTCTAGCACCGATCTATTCTACCCTAAGTCGCGGACTTCCGCTTGCGGAAAGGCAGGCGTCCGACCCGAAAACAGTAGGGACAGCTTCGACCGGTGATCGTCGTACCGTTGCGTACGAGCGTACGAGTCCAGTGGCTCTTGCGGACAAGAAAGACGCCGGAGCAGTCTTCTCGTCCACACTCCACGATGAGCCAGCCCGGATAGTCCGTGCTGGGTTTTGTCTTGAAGGGTGGCAACTTGGAGACAAACTCCGCGTCCTCCCTGGTTCTTGCCATGTAACCTCCCTTCCTAAGTGCCAGATGGCACCGGCCCGCCTCACACCGCAGTATGAGGCAGCCGCTACTATCTTGCTTGCAGCATTGTCTCGCGATGGATCTCGATCGCGTACTTCAGAGCCCAGGACCAGTCCTGGTCGCCATCCTCGCTCGCGGAGATGATCGTCTTGTTCATCTCGTCGCGTGCGGCCTGTACTTCTGCCCAGGTTGATTTGGGCCGACGTCTCGGCTGTGGCCGGAAGATCCAGCCCGTAAGCACTGCGGCTATCAACTTTCCTCCCTGGATTAGTAGTGTCCGACGATGGGTAATGGTCCGTCCATCGTCGCTAGAGTGCGAGAGCACTCTGGCCGTGTCCCGTGAGGGACACAGCCACAGCGCTCATACCTGCTTCCGGCGACGTGGGTCGCGTAGCCGGAGGGAACCGACAGACAGCGTCCTCATTCCGCCTGGGTCCGTGTAGAGTTGCACCAAGTGCTTCTCTCTACCCTTCTGCTTCATCGCAGGCAGGAACTGTTTGAAGCCCATGACACGACAGTCGTAGATGTGTGCTGGCAACGTGTATGTCATGCCGTCACTTGTCGTACGTGTCGTCTCGGTGACTTCGACCCAGATCCGGCTCCCCACCAGAAGCCGCTCCAATGGAGTGACGTCTGGCGGGTCGCCGGATTCGAGGACTTCCTCAACCGCCTGTCTTACTTGGGGCTTGCGCCTGCGCGCGTGCCCCGCCGACCGGCTGCCCTGCGACCGGTGGTCGCGCTGGGCTGCGCCTTGGTGGAGGCAGCCCCACGACGACCGCTGGTGCCCGACGGCTGCGCCTTGGCAGACGCAGCGCCGCGCCGACCGGAGCCACCCGTCTTCTTGACCGTGGTGACACCGTCGAACTGCCGACCGCGAGCGGTCAGGTTGCTGGGGGCAGCACCGTTGCCGGCCTGCTCGTACAGCCGCCTGGCCTCGCCGACCGAGATCCCCGCGTATGCGGCGATCCGCGGCCAGCGGAGGTTGCCCTTCTGTGCGGCGTTGTAGATCGCCTTGGGCGTTGCCGCGATCTTCAGGCTGGGGTCGGCGACCACCTCGGCACGCCAAAGCGTCTTGCCGATGATGCCCATGTCGATGTTGGCCTGCTCGGAGTACCAGCGCTCGGAGTTACCGGGCGACTTCTTGAGCAGAGTCACGAGCTTGTCGAACTGGGCCTTGGTGGCCTCTCTTCCTTCACGTGGCATTTCTCGCTCCCTTCGGTGGTAGTGTCTTACTCGGTGAATCAGGTACCAGAGAATGATACCTGAAGGGACAGCCGTTGGCTAGTCCCTAGAGCAACTGATTTCAGCGGCTCCTAAGTGCGCTCTATGGGCCCAGGGAGGACCACCCAGAGCGCACTTAGCAGCCGCCGAACGGCTGCTACAGCCTCAGGATGACATGGCACCTTCATCGATCAGGGCCCACGTCAGCCTGTTGCTGACACGCTCGCTGAGGACGGTGACGGTGAACGGTAGCTTGTCCTCCATCATCTTCTTGCAGACCTCAACGTCTTCCTCGGTGGCCGGATCCTTCGGGCCACCAACCGCTACGACGATGTACCGGATACCGATGATGTCACTCATCGTTGAACTCCTCGTCTGGGTCTTCACCGCGCGCCAGGATCTCCTGACGCTTGGACTTGACTTCCGACGACCACTCGTCGCCGCCGAACATGCGGCCACCACAGATGGGGCCGATGCCGAGCTCACGACTGATGCGGTTCGTCAGACGCCGACCACAGTTGGAGCACGAACCGATCTCCATACCGTAGCGGATCGCACACTCTCGGATGCCTGACTTGACGATCATCTTCGCGATCTTGATCTGCGCGTCGATCGGCAGCTTCGCCTCGCTGGGTCCGAACATGACGTAGATGCGCTTGGCAGCCTTGTCACGACTTTCCCAGCACTGGTAGAAGCGGAGCTCATTGTCTTCAAGCTCCGTACCGGCTTTGGGCAGAGCGTAGCGACCCGGCGGCAATCCGGAGAGAGCCGTGCTGGTCTCTACGCCATCGCTGATGACCGTTTCCCGTGGCCTGTTCGGCAACGGGATCATCAGGTCAAGCATCCTGCGTGCCTTCTCGAAGGAGAGCCTGGTCGTGTCCTCCTGCCAGAACTCATCGGGTTGCACGAGTGCGTCCCGTTGCTCTTGACTGAGTGACGCCAGGTCCTTCTTCTGGCTGAGATCACGGATGTAGTTCAGCTGTTTCTGGCTCGCCCTGCGCTCGCCGGTAGTGGTCTGCGCATCTTGAGCCCACGCTGGAACCGTGTCTCGTTGTACGGTCATATAGCCTCCCTGGTAGCTGGAGTGGAGTTTACCTGAAACTCCGGGTCGGCGCTAGTCCCCTAGCGCCACCCGCAGGCTCAGGTCTTCTCGAGCTTGTAGTACGACACGTCCTCGGGAATGTACACGAGGATCTTGCACTCGTGCCGAGTCGGCGTTGGGATCTGCCGCAGGGCGAGCCATGCATCACTCGCCGTTGGGAAGATCGCTGTCTTCTCGGGATCGTCCCGCATGCCAGACGTGGAGAAGCGTGCCTTGACGTCGCCGTTGAAGTCGTGCTCCAACGAGCGAAGTGTGCCACGCCTGGGGTGCTCGATGATGAACTCGTTATGCCTTCTCACGGAGCACCCCGTTGTCCTTGAGCATCTGCTCGAACTGAGCGACGACGCTCTCATTGTTGCCCTTGAAGCCGTATGTCCGCTTCACGTGGGCGATGACGCTGCGACCGCTGCTGTGTTGCAGACCCTTCAGCTGAAGCCGACATGCGCTCAATTGCGCGAGCATGTGGAAAGCCGCAATGCCATCCGGTGTGTCGATCACGATGGTCTTGTCCATGTTTCACCTCCCTGGTTATAGTACGTCGCCTGACGTACCAGGATGCCGCTCAGCGAGCGGCTCCTGCTGCGTCATACGCTACTTCGCAGCTTGTTGTTGTACCCGACACTGTACAGCGGTAGACGGCTGCCGTCGGCAGGAACAGCGATGATCCACTGCTCCTTCACCTTGACATGCGTGCCGTCCTTCTTGTGCACGATCGGGTGGTGCACCTGAAGCGTCAGGCTGAAGAGCCGGTCGTCTACGACAACCTGCTTCTTGCCTGTCCGCCAGGCGTTGACGATGGTCTGCTGCGGGGTGAGCACCTTGTCACTCTTCGCCATAGTTCATCTCCTCTTCTTCTTGAACGCGGAAGAAAAGGCTGCGGCCTGTGATGCCGGTGTTGACGTATTCGTCCCACAGCAGCTGGGCGTTTTCCGGATCGGCGAAGAGGCTGTGCTTGTCCCGCACAGTCTCGCCTGGTACCCGCTCTTCGAACTGCAGCCTTACCTGTCCGCTCTTTTGCGGATACCACCGAACCCGACGCGTCCAACCTGGACGCTCGTCCTGCCATGCCTTGAGCCAGGCCATGTTAGCCCTGCCTCATGACCTGCACATCGCGCACGCGCCAACCGAAGGAAGTCCACCGTGCATCGGTGGGCTCCTGTAGTCCCGTCATGCTGATGCTGCGCTGCTCGCGCTGTCGTTCCCGACTGAACGGAGCGATGTTGACAATCTCGGTCTCGTAGGTCGGCCAACAGCGGTCGTAGCGAAGCATGTCGAACGGGAACTCCATCGTCCCTTCGACGATGA